TTAATCCTTTCGGTATTTCTTGGGTGTAAAGCGTTCCTTGTTTTTAAGCTTTGCGGCTTCCAAGCCGAGACGCATGGCGGCAAGCAAAGATTCTTTTGCTTCGGGGGAAAGCGGCTCTCCGTTAAACATCAACCCTTCCCCGGATTCCAACGAGGCTTCAATTGCGGCCATATCGCGTGCTATGTCACGGTTATCACGCGGAGTGAGAGCCGAAGAAGCGTCCGAAATGGCAGACGGGTTCATGCATGGGATATCGCGGCCAAGAAGGTAGTCAATCGATACATCGAAAAGCAATGCAAGCTTATTCAAATTTGCATTATCAATCTCGAACTTACCGGTTTCCCAACCGGATAAAGTGCTTTGGGCAATTCCGAGCTTTTTTGCCAAGTCAGTCTGTTTCATGTTTGCTCTAGTCCTGAGCAATTTTAGATTGTTCATCTGCCCCACCTTCCTATCGATTTATATCAATATAATTGATTAGATTGAATAAGTAAATATAAAATCAATAAAGTCGATAAAATATATTGACACAGCGACTTACTTGATATATAGTATCAATATACTCGATATGAAAGGATGGTGATACCCATTATTAAGGACATGCGAAAGAGGGCTGGGTTGACGCAAATGGAGCTTGCGAAAAAGCTCGGTGTTGTACAGTCAGCCGTTGCTACGTGGGAAAGCGGAGAAGGTTATCCTGCGGCTTCAAGACTCATGGAAATTGCGGCTGTCCTAAACTGCACCGTTGATGATCTTCTCCGCGAGCCAACCAATCAAGCGAGTTAAGGAAAGAGCACACCATCGTGCAATGCTTCACGATGCAGGCAAATGGAGGGCGGCTGGCAGCAGAAAGGGAAAAGGGCATGTGAAAACGCCACGTGCCCGATAGCCCATCAAAAGAGGCAGGGAACAGGCGATACAAAAAGGTTTCCCATAATGTGGAAATACCTCCTTTTAGATATTCACCTATAGGGCTAATCGCTCACAAGCAGCAACCTCCTTCCTTGTGGTATTTGCCTACATCATAAAGCATTGCGCGGTGGAAGTAAAGAAGAGCACATGAAAGGGGAGAACGAAGATGCTTATGCAAGAAAAGCAGAACACGCCAAAGGCAATGGGGGCGATCATAAGGCGCCTGACGGACTGCATAGAGCACGGCACGATTGCACCAAACAAAAATCTGATGGCAGATGAGGCGTACTGCGCGGACTTCAAGGCAGAGCTTCCTGCAATTCTCATTCAGATTGCGGAGTACTTAGAGCTTTAGGTGCATAAGGAGGGGGAGAACGATGTTTGAGGAAATTGCAAAATGGGTGGTGCTCACATTTTCGGTGATTTTATTTGCCATGACGGTTATTATTTTCGCCATTATGCTTTCGGACCGTAGATGACTAGCGGAAGCGAAAACGCCTGCAGGAATCAAATTCTTTTCTGAAAGTGTGCATCTGCGATATGGTGCAAGAGAAAGCCGCCGGCAGAGCGACCTGCCAGCGGCAAACCCACACAATGCTACGACCCCGCTGCACCCTTATATCGAAGTGGTTTGCATCGAACGGGCAGCGGTCGCTCGCCGTTCTTGGCGGGGAGAATACCTGCCGGTGTGCACCGGCCCCGGGTATTCTAGCCTCTGATGGTATTCAGAGCGTAGCGCGGGAAAGCGTCAGAAGAAACTCGAAAAGTTTCTGCATCGCGCTCACCCCCATTTTCAATTGTGTTGCTTGCACCATATCACAGATGCGCACGAAAAGCAAACAAAGTGTGCGGAGAAGTAAAAGATGAGCCGAGAGGTCAAGAGACAAGCCGAGCATGAGTAAGCTATATAAGCAAAACATGGGAGGCAATAGATGAAAAATGAGGGGAAAGAAATGGAAAACACGGCAACCGGGAACGAGATTACCGCGGAGCGCGCGCAGTGGATACTCGATGTTTTGTGCGACATCTACAACCGCACACGGCCGGTGAAGCAGCGCTTTATCGTGCTGGACAAGAAAAAGCCGGAGGAGGACGAGGAGACCCCCGGCCTTGATGGACAAGCAATAGCCGGGTGAACGGAAGGGGAAGGATCCTATGGCAAAGAAACTTGAGAGCGCGTTTGTGGACAACCTGTTCGAGTGTTACGAGTGCGGGAGCTATGACTGGATCGAGATCCACCACATATTCGGCGGGTGCAACAGGAAGCACAGCGAGGAATACGGCTACGTCCTGCCGCTGTGCCACCGCTGTCACAACGAGCCGCCGAAGGGCGTACACCACAACAAGGCAAAGCGCCGAGAATATCAGCGCATGGCGCAGGAGCATTTCGAGATCGACCACACGAGGACGGAGTTCATGCTGTTGTTCGGCAGGAACTATCTGGACATGGAGGACATATGAACTACTTCGGATTATTTTTCAGCTTCACGCTGCCTGGGATCATCATCGGGATCATGATCGCAGCGGCAGCGGCGGAAGGCGCACGGAAGCGCAGTAGGGTAAAGAGCAGGCAGAAACCGCAACGCGGTCTGTATATCGAAAACATGAAGGAGGAAGCAAAACATGAAGCGTGAGAGACCATACCAAACAGCTTTCAAGGCGTGGACGAGCGGATTGATCGAAGTTATTTCGAAAGCCATGGTTATTGTGGAAAGAACGGAAAGCTCAGACGACCACGAGCACTCGCAGAACATGTTAATGGTATTGGCAGAGGATGCATTTAAGGCCGGCTGGGATGCAGCGATCGACTACTGCATGCAGCCGGAAGATGGCGCCGGAACGGAAAAAGAAAGCGCCGGACGGGAATGACGGCCCCGAACCAGCGCAAGAAAAAGTAACCATCATCATTTTACAGGAACTCAGAAAGAAAGTCAAACGGAGGACAAAATGGAACAGGTACGGGATTATAACGGCGAATACTGCGGCGTGTGTAAGTTCTGCGGCCAAATCGTGGCATTTGAGAAGAAGCTCCCGGGAGAGGACGAAGACGGAACGGCAACGCGCCTGTGCGACTGCAAGGAGGCGATCGCATATAACTTCATGCGCCAGGAAGAGGAAGCCGAGCGCAGGGAACGCGACCGGGTGATACTGGAAGCGAGAATGCTGATTGAAGAGCTGTTCGGGCAGGGAAAGCGTGACGGGATCAGCGCGCCGATAATGAACGAAAACGCAAGGGCGCACCTCAAAGAGCTTGCGGAGCGCGTATACGATCAAGAGATCGAGAAGGTAACGCTTTCGGCGGACGGGATCTGCGCGACCATGACGCGAGGGGTACGGGGGCACATCAAAATCAAGCGCAAGGACACGCAGGAGATCACGCGCGAGGTATTCGCATGAAAGTGCGAGATCTGCTCGACGTAATAGCGATGACGGGCGCGCAGACAGCAATATTGGAAGCGGGCGGAACATGGCGCGTCGAAGGCGTGATCAGGCTGAACCGCGAAGATGCGCGGAAGCTGATTTCTGACAAATCGGAGGAAGCGGAGCGGATCGCGGAATCCGAGGTGGGAATGGTGGATTTCTGCCGGGACCATATCCATGTGATATACAGGCCGGCAGGGAATGCGGAAAGAGGTGCTGATGATGAAATACACAATTCTGACAATTGAATGTGGGCGAGAAGAGATTCAGCTGGAAACGAACAGTTATCGGGAAGCGCGTGCGGAATACGAGCGGTTGAAGGAATGCAACCGCGGGAGGGTGCGCATAAACGACGGAGAGATCCTGAAGATCTACCAGGCGGAAAAGGCGTTCCACATGACGCCGGGCAAAACGGGACGGAAGAATATGGAGGCAATCAATGCTTAACGAGCTATCCAAAGAAATCCACGAGAATGCAGTAAACCACGGATGGTGGGACGAGCCGCGCAATCTGCTTGAGATCGCAGCGCTGTGTCATTCGGAGCTGTCAGAAGCGGTGGAAGAGTGCCGCGCAGGAAGGCCGCTTGTGTACCACAAGTGTGAATCGCCTGAGCATGAATGCTTGGAGATGGAAGATGCAACGTGTAATTGCTACGAGGACAAATGTATTGGCTTTGGAAAGCCGGAAGGCATCGCCGTTGAGATGGCGGACTGCCTGATCCGCATACTGGACTGGTTCGGCCATGAAGGGCTTGATGTTGATGCTATCGTGCGCGAAAAGATGAAGTACAACGAGAGCCGCCCGTACAAACATGGAAAGAGGTGCTGATGATGGCAGACTACGCAAACAGAGCAGACAAGGAAATCATCGTAGTCCTTGCCGGGTGCATCGGGTATGCAGACACACTTAAAGATTTGGAGTTCCGAAACAGCAAAAAGGCGCGGCGCAGCTTGGCGGCAATGCAAAACCACGCATCAAAGGCGTTGGAAGCAGTAGAGGAAGGTCTTGACGATGACAAAGTACACGGACTTGTGCGATTTGCAAACAGCATGGAATTGAAGTGCGTACCGAAGCACAACCCGGAAGCGCAGCGAGACTATTACGTTTGCCCGGCAGACACATTTGATCGGCTGATGGGCGATGTGGCAAACGCATGTGCATTCTGCGAGAAGGCAGGCAAAGAAGTAAAGCGGTGTGAGCGCAGGCGGGATTTGCTTGCATGTGGCGTGATACCGTGGGGAAGCAAGGAATGACCGCCCGTATCAGGGATAGAAAGGAGTAGCCATGAAAACCAACGACATGCCACGCGAGAGAATACGCCGCGACTACACAAACGCCAGCGGGTATATTTGCCCGACTGAAAATGCAGCAATCTACAACGCGGACAGAGGTATCCGAGAGACATACACCGCACCGCAACGCAAAGTACAAACGGAAACGCTGCGGGTAAAGAGCAAGTCAGTACCTGCACCGCCGCCGAAGCCAAAGGATGAGAACTTGAAACGCGCGCGGCAGTTATACGCGGCCTTGTGCGGAATTGCCAGTATGATGGACGTGAGCATCGAAGAAATCACGCTTAAATGCAAGGGTGACCCGTATAGATACAAAAACACGGGTGATAAGAAAATGCTGGAACGAGTTACGGAGGTAGAACAATGACACGCGAAGAAGTTGGATCAGTAGTAACACCTATGAAGATTTTAGCGGCTTGTGAGGAATCGCAAGCGGTAACAATAAAGTTACGCAAACTTGGCCATGAAGCCTATTCTTGCGACATTATACCATGTAGCGGTGTGCATCCTGAATGGCACATCCAAGCCGATATGCTTCCGCTGCTGAACGGAAATTGCACATTTACAACAATGGACGGTGCGGAACACACGATAGAAGGAAAGTGGGATATGATCATTGCTTTTGTCCCATGCACAAAAACGAGTAATGCGGGCGCACGGCATTTGTACAAAGGCGGCAAACTTAACATTCCGAGATACTACGAAGGGCTGTGCGGCAAGGCGTTGTTTCTTGCAACGTGGGCGGCTGATTGCGACAGGGTAATTATCGAGAACCCAACGCCGAGCAAGGTTTTTGACTATCCAGAACCTACACAAAAAATACAGCCTTATCAATTTGGGCATCCGTTCACGAAACTAACGTTGCTTTGGGAGCGTGGTGTCCCAATGTTAGTGCCGACTAATATAGTGGAACCTAAACGGACATGGTGCCCATCAGGATCATATAGCGGGAAGCATACAGAGAAACACCGTGGAATGTTTACAACAGACCGTGCAAAAAACCGAAGCAAAACATTTCCCGGAATTGCAAAAGCGATGGCAGAACAATGGGCAGGAAAGGTTGGGATTGTAAATGACACGCGAAGAAGCAGCAAGGATACTTGACCCGGAAACGACAGAGGAAGCGTATAAGGATTGGGTCTTTAAATGGTCGGAAGCAAGAATCGGGGCTTGCCGCATGGGAGCAGCCGCACTCCGCGAGCTTGACGCGCAGGAGCGCGCAAAAACACCATGCGATTTGTGCCGTTACAATCCACCTTCAAGCAGGGACGGAAAGCCATGCACGATGTGTCCGGCAAGCCCTGTGGAGACAAACATGCAAAATGGGTGCGATTTCGCAAGGCAACTAGGTTTTTCGGGATGCACTAAATGCCCGATTGACTGCGATGTAAGACAAGCGCAGAAGGAGGAATCAATATGAGCGAATGGATAAGCGTGAAGGACAGGCTGCCAGAGCCAGAAACAGAAGTATTTATACGGGCTTTGCGCAATGGCTATGAAGTGTTGACAACAGCAATGTATGAAGATGGAACAATATCTACTGATGATAGCGAATGGAACTGGTATGACCTTGATTTTGACTATGACGAAGAAAGAGACATATACCTTGTCCCGGCAGGATGGTGGGAATATCGACACTATAATCCAGATGATGTGTACAACAATGTTGTGGGCGATGAGGTCACTCACTGGATGCCGCTGCCGGAGCCACCGAAGGAGGAACACCATGCAGAATGAGCCTATAAACTGCCCGTTTTGCGGAGGGAAAGCCCAAATAAGATATACGGGGAATGGGAGTGGGCCTTCTGGCTATACATCAAACGTATTTATGCGAAGTAATCCCGGCTTTGTAAAGTGCTTGGGATGCGGGATTCAAACACAAAAATATACTCGCGTATGCAGAGCAATCGAAGTATGGAACAGGAGGGTGAACGATGAACGCTTGTAGAGAAATGACAGTAAGGGAATACATTGAACGGATGGGCAACACCGAACTATGCCACGATTATGAATCGGAATCTAAAAGGACGGTTGAATTGTACGAAGAAGAAAAGGCGAGATATCTCGAAGAATATAGAAGCCATGTATTAAGGCTGGAACGGCAGATAAGAGAAAAGGATGTTATCATATCATGCCTTGCAAGGTGCGTGGAGGGCGAACGATGAGACATCCGTGTGAAGATTGCCGCAGGAATTGCGATGAACCGTGCTGGAAGGTGGAGCACGGGATACTGGTGGAAGTAGTGCGCTGCGGCGAATGCAGATACAGGATGAGGCGGAACGGTGTGGACTTGTGTTTCAACCCGGGATCACCATTTGGAGCTTACAAGATTGCGGTTAGGATAAAGAAAAACGGTTTTTGCAGCGAGGGGAAAAGGAGGAAAAGTGCGAAGTGATGGATTGCTTTAATCATGACTGCCCGTTCCGAGCGAATAAGACAAGCTCATGCAACCGATGTAACTGCATAGCTTGTCCTAATAGACGCACCATGCCGTATTCAATTTCATCAAATAGGACGCTTACAAATGAAGAACTTGTTGAACTGGAAAGGATAAAAGAAGGTGCTGACAATGCCTAAATACATAGAAGCAGTGAGCGCAGCAACAATTATTGCAGAGAAACACGGAACACCAATAGCGGAATTGGTAGATACGTTTGCGGAAATTCCGGATGCCGATGTTGCCCAGGTGCGGCAGGGCAAAAGGACAATCCGAGAGCGGTTTGAGGCAGCGTTCCCGAGATGCCGGATAGATGAATATGGGGAGCCTGCGGAGATCTGCCCGGCGTCGCTTGCGGGAAAAGAGTGCCCAGCGACGGACAAGCCCACATGCATGAACTGCCCGGCGTGGGACTGGCCTGCGGAGTAGCCTATTCTATACATAAGAAGCAAACCTATTTCGGGCTTGTATAAGGTACTAACTTAACGACGTATATACGAATAATAAAATCCTCGCGTATAAGCGGGGAGCATATGGGGCCTCCCCCGGCCCCATATGCGGGGCGGCAGCCCCTGTTCAAAATAAAGAGGGGGCGCGGAGGGGATCGGGGAACCCGCGCAG